AGCACTTGCAAGTAAAACTGATTTGACAGCTCTTAATGTAGTTGCTGTTGCAGCTGAACCGCCTGATTTAGGGTCTTTAATAATACATACTCGTCTAAAATCGTTAGTAGTATTAAAGTCACCAGAGTTTGATGTTTCTGCACCTTCAAAGTTAGTATTAGTCATTACAAAAAAACCACCTAATTCTGTTACTGCGTCTTTACCATGACCACCTTTTGGTTCGATAATAACATCTAATTCTGTACCTGTTAAACTTGAAGCGCCTGCAGCTATTATATCTGCAAGTCTGATATAACCATAAGTATATCCTGTACCTGGAGTTGTAACTGTTACCGCTGTGACTGCACCTGAAGCAACTGTTACAGAAACTTTACCACCTGTACCGTCACCTCTAATATCAATGTTAGTGTGTGTTCCGTTTGAACCACCTGAACCGGCAGTTTTAATTTTTACTAAATTAATTGCACCGTCAACGGCTGCGGCTGATACAGTAGAATCTGTAGCAACTGCCATGAAGTCTGTTGAAAGAAAATTAACTTGTTGTGAAGCAGATAGTGAATACATGTATTTCCATTTGTATCCATCACCTGTTGTTAAAATAGATGTTGATGTTCCTGTTGGTTCAACAGTTGAAGCTGCGTTACTATTGTTATCTAAAACTTTGTAAACATTATTTGCACTTGATAAAACATAAAAAGTTGCGTCAAATAAATTAGTAGCGCCACTATTAGCAGCCTGTGTAGTTGTTGTACCTGTAATTCTATTACCGTAATCGTGTCTGTAATAATCGTATGTTGTTCCTGTTGTCCAATTTCTTCTTGGTATTGCAAAAGAAACATCACTTGTTGTAATTCTTTTTGCAGCTAATAAATCATCAAAATAAAAAAATTCATCTTGGATTGAATCAACTGGTGTTAATGGAGCTGTGTCTGTACCTTCATTTTCTGTTCTACTATCACCTCTTGTTGATGTAGCATACGGTTGAGGTCGACCTAAACCCATATAATAGACAGTAGGTGCTGCTTCGCTGAATGATTCAACGAATTGTTGAGCATTGTGTCTTCTAAATTTGTTTGTTATAATTGCCGGCATATTATTTCTCTTTTATCCTTTATACTATTTATACAAGTTTCCTTTTATCTTACAAAATATAAACCACTATGGTTTGTTGAACCTCCACTAGAACCATCTATGTTCATACCAAAAGCATTTGAGTGAGAACCTGCTTTTGTTTTAATAAAATGCGTATCCCATAAACCCATGGCAACAGCGGCGCTAAATGTTCTAGCTGTACCACCTATTGCGGCTGTAGAACCTTGATAATTTGAAGTAATAGACGGTGCTGTAAAACTACTCTGATAGTTTACTAAACTAAAACCTGAACCTGAACCAGATTGAGTACCACCTCTAAAACAAGTAGTATCCCAAACTTCATCTAGTGTACTATCAGCACCAGATTGTAAACCTAACCAGTATTTTGTACTAGTGTGTTGATAACCTGCGATAATTCTATCACCAGCAAGTGTGTTTGTCGAAGCATGAATAGCTTTACAGAAATCACCTGGTGCTAAAGAATTACCACCTGGAGCATTTAAGTGTTGTTCATAGTTGCTTTGACTTTCCCAAGCTGTAGCACTTGAAAGAGTAAAGTTAGAATTACCTACAATTTGACCAACTTTGACCCAACCGCCACCGTCCCACCTTGTATCTAAAATACAGTATAGTTGATAAGCAGTTGATTGACCATTTGGTTTAACCCAATAAGTACCATCATTTCCAGTACCTGCTGTTCCTAAACCTAATGTATCTCTTAAATATTTTGCACTTGGTGTTGCTCTGGCTTCTGAACTGCCGTCTGTAGCTGGATTAATAATAATATTAAATGTTCTTGTAGTTGTTACACTATTTGAAGTAGCGCCTACATCAAAAGAAACTGTTGTTGATGTTCCTACATTATTAGGTTCACCTGTAATTGCACCTGTTGATGAGTTAATTGCTAAACCAGCGCCTGATAAATTTGAACCATTGACTTCAGCAAAAGTAACTGCTGTACTATCCGGGTCTGTAGCAGCTATTGTTGCATGAGTAGTGTCACCTACATCATCAATAGTACCTACATTACCTGCACTTGTTGAAAATGTTGGAGCAATATCTCTAACAATAGCGTCTGCTGATGTTACTGTTTGTCCTTCAAGTGTTGTAATTTTTACATCATAAGGTTCATTAGCATTTGTAAAATGAGAACCTGCTTTTGTAGCAGTTATTGATGATGAACTAGAAATAGAAGTTGTATCTGCATTTGTAGCTGAACCGCCATCTGTAACAAATGATACAACCATACCTGTTCTAAAATTAGTACCTGTAATTGTAAATGTTTGAGTTGAATCAGAGGTTACTGTTGTTGGGGTTATTGATGTGATTGTAGGTGTAGGATAAATTACATCAAAACTTGTACCATTGTAAACTTCTAATGATTTTAAATCTGTATTATATCTTATCTGCCCTTGTGTTGAACCTCTTTGAGCAGTTGTGCCTACTGGTACTTTTAGACCCTCATTACCTGTAGCACTTAAATTTTGTTTTACATCAGCAGCTAATTTTGAATCAGTAATAGTACCTGCTGTAATATTTTCGTCTTTTATTTTTTGTGTCATTACAGCTCCTTAATTATAATTACTTCAGCTGCGACCGGCGCCGTGCCAAAAGTTAATGTTGTTCCGGAAACAGTATAGTCTGTAGTAGGTCTTTGGAAAACACCATTTAAAAATACCAAAGTATTTTGTACAGTCATTCCACTTGTAACTGTAAATGCTACAGTAGAACCGTCACCAGTATATGCTCTTGTATTACCTGTTAATTGACCTACACCAATTGTTTTATTTGTTAGAGTTTGCGTTGCAATCTCTGAAACTAAAGTTGAGTTACCACCTTGTGGCAACAACATAGTGTTTGTTATACTTGCACTATGAGGTTGAGGTTTAATTGTTTGACCATGTGAGTTAGCATGGCAATTCAATTTAATTTGGCCTTCAACCGAAGAACCATCACCTCTGAATTCTGTTATATTTGTGGCACTAGAAACTAATAAATTACCTGAAGCATTTGTAAGCGTTTCTGTTTGTACACTTGTTAAACCTGTTATACTACTATTTAGAGTTAAATTTACAGAGTCACCTGAAACTGTTGAAGTTAAATTTGTGCCACCTGTTATAGCAAGTCTTTCTCCAACATCTATTGTTGATTCGGTGGAACTTTCATCTACAACTCTAAAAAGTGTGCCTGTTACAGTATTACTGCCTATTGCTATTGCTTTATTTGTAAGTGTTTGTGTTTTACTGGCTATACTTAAAGATGAACCGTCACCTAATTCAGTATAAATTTCATTAAAGTTATCATTAATTAAATCACCACCAGCACGGATAGTAGAACCACTACCGTCATCCGCTGAAGAACCTATGTTGATTGTTTGTTTAGCCATTCGTTACTCTCTTATTTTCCCTAATATTTATACAAGTTTTTTCATTATACTGTATCAAAAGTTACATCTGTTGCGTCAAATGTAATATCTGTTTGGTCAAAACCAATACTCGGTACAGTTATTTTAATATCCGTTGGATATCCTATGTATGTTCTTAAATTATCAGTACCTAAACCTATAAAGTCCACAACTTCACCGTCTTTAGATGTACTATTTAATCCGTTAAATCTGAAATCTGCCCAATTGACAAAGGTCATAGGAGAAATATAATTGTTTGTGCCTTTTATACCACCAGCTATTGCTGTTGTTTGTTTATTTGTATGAGAACCACTAAACATATTATTTGCACTAAACGGTTGTGAAGACATTTTTGTACTTCCCATACTCATTCCTGTCCAAGCATATCCTCTCAAATAATCACTACCACCAAATGAAATATTATATAATGTACTTGTTTGACTTAATTTTACAGTCATGTGTCTTCGTAGAGTTATATCTCTAGTATTTTGTGGAAAGTGTTCAATTGTACTGTCATCAAAATCTGGATCCACACCTAATTCTGCATTTGCTCTTTGAG